GAACTCCGGCGCCAGCGGTGGAACGGCAACGGCACCCTGCAAGTCGTCTTCAATCCGCCCTCACCGACGAGCCTGCCGCTCGGGACCTGGACGCCGTGAAGGCCGTCCAGAAACTCCTCGCCCGGTTCGGCTACGTCCCCAAAACGTCGGGCCAGCGGTCCGTCTTCGCGGGTGCCCAGCAGAATCGGTTGACGAACGACTGGTTTGCCCAATGGATGAGCGGGCGCCAGGAGTTGCGGTATGAGCTGCGTCTGCTCCGGATGCGGTCCCGTGAACTCTGCCGGAACAATCCCTACGCCAAGCGTCTGCTTAACCTGATCGCCCAGAACGTTGTCGGGCCGGACGGCATCGACTGCGAACCGGACAACGAGACCGCCGGCGGCAAGCCCTATGATGCGCTCAACGAGTCAATCGAGACCGCGTGGGACCTCTGGAGCCGCCCGGAATATTGCACCGTCGATGGCCTCTATTCGTGGCGCGAACTCCTCGCCCTGATTGTCCAGACGGAATACCGCGACGGCGAAGTCTTCCTCCGCAAAGTGAAGTACGCGGACAACCCCTTCGGCTTCAGCCTCCAACTCCTCGATGCCGACCAGTTCGACGAATCCTACGAGCGCGCGCCCTCGGCCAATCAGAACGGCATCAACATGGGCGTCGAGTTCGACCGCTACGGTCGGCCCGTCGCCTACTGGATGTGGAGCACGCACCCGAGCGATACGCTGGAGGCCGGCACCCGCCAGCGGCTCCGGATTCCGGCCGACGAAATCATTCACTACTTCGAGCCCCAGCGGCCGGGCCAACTCCGCGGCGTGCCCAAACTCGCCCCCTCCATGTTTTCCCTCAAGCTGCTGGAGGGCTATTTCGATGCCGAGATTACGGCGGCCCGCACGGCAGCGGCGAAGATGGGCTGGATTCAGCCGAGCATGGATGCGCCGGGTCCTGATCCGGATGATGCAGGCCAGCAGAATCAGCCGCTCGACGCGGCGGCGGGCGTTATCGAGCGTCTGGGCGCCGGCGAAACCTTCCAGGGCTGGGACCCCACGCATCCGAGCGGCAACTTCTCGCCGTTCGTTTCGACCGTCCTGCACCAAATCGCGTCCGGGTTCAATGTCTCACACGCCGCGCTGACCACGGATCTGAACGGCGTCAGCTTCTCCTCGATTCGCACAGGCACGCTGGATGAGCATGACGGCTATCGGATGCAGCAGCAGCGCGTGATTGGCGGCATCTGCGATCCGGTCTACGCGACCTGGTTGCCGATGGCGCAACTGGCGGGTGCCGTCCGGCTGCCCTCGGAAGACGTGGCGAAGTGGTCCCCGGTCTGCTGGGAACCGCGGGGATGGGAATGGGTTGATCCGCTTTCGGACAACCGGGCTGATATCATGGCGATTGCCGCCGGCCTCGAGACGCGGACCGCCGTCGTGGCGAAACGTGGCCTCAACTGGGTTGAGGACGTGGCGAACGTGCTGAAGCAGGAGATGGAAGTCGCTAAGGAACTCGGTCTAACCTTCGTGGCCGACGTGCCGGGCAGCCAGCCGGCGCCCAACGATGCGGGCGCTGCGGATCCTGCGGCCCCCGCTCCTGCCGCGGCTGCCGCGCCGCGCAATCACCGCCTGGGGATCGCCTGATATGTCGAGACAATACTATCGGTCCGGCCCCTTCGGCTCGCCGCCCGCGGCGAATCTGACGACACTGACCGCGACGACGATCGAGGACCTCTGGGATGGCGCGACCTATTCCGCCATCGCCGCGGATGACCCGAAGCCGGGGAAGATTTACAGCGTCCGTGCCGGCGGCACGATTTCCCTGACGGGCGGGACGGCGATCATTACGCCGCAATGGGGACCGGCCGGCACCACGCTCGGCGTCAGTCTCACGGTTGGCACCGTCACCGCCGCGATTGCGGCCTGGTACCTCTCGTTCGATCTGGTCTTCCGGACCATCGGCGCCCTCGGGACCTGCGTCGGCCACGGCTATATGATGATCAACGGCGGCGTCTCCTCCGGCACCGCGAACCCGAACCTCATCGTCTTCGGCGGCACCGTGGCGACGGTCGATACCACGGCGGCCGGGAATATCACGATTCGCAAGACGCTCTCTGCGGCCAACTCAGTCATTCCGCAGTGGGTCTCCTTCATCGATGGGAACTAGGGGGACGCATGCCTGAGCATCCTACATCGCTGCCAGTCCAGCACCGGACGATGACCGTCGAACTCGCGCCGGTCGCGGAACGGTCCGCATCGGACGGCCGCTATCCGGTGGCCCTGAGTTCCGAGTCGCCGGTTGACCGCTGGTACGGCGCCGAGATCCTGGACCACGCGCCCTCCAGCGTCAACCTGAAGCGCGCCAAGCGCGGCCTCCCACTGCTGGATAGCCACGACTCGACGCGGCAGATCGGCCGGATCGAGGATATCACGCTCGGCCAGGACAAGACGCTGCGCGGCATGCTCCGGCTCGGCAATCATCCGGACGCGGCCTGGATTCGGCAGGACATTGAGGCCGGCATCCGCACCGATATGAGCATCGGCTACCAGATCGACACGCTCGAACTAGAGCGCGCCGACGACAAGGAAGGCAACACCTACCGGGCGACCAAGTGGACGCCCCTCGAAGGTTCTCTCGTCGCTGTCCCGGCGGATCCGTCGGTCGGCGTCGGTCGGGCGAAGGATGGGGACGCCCGCCCTGTCACTCTGATTCTCCCCACGCCAGCGGCCCCTGAAGCCGAGAAGGAGCGTACCATGCCAGACCCCACGCCCGCCCCGGCTCCGGCCGCCCCCGTTGTGACCGGCCCCAGCGCCGATGAGATTCGCAAGGAAGCCCGCGCCATCGCCCAACTCGGGCGGGAGCACGGACTCGAGGACAAGGTGGACGGCTGGCTCGAGCGCAGCCTGAGCCGCGATCAGGTGGCCTTCGAGATCCTGAACCTGAAGCGGGACGCGAAGGTGGACGTCCCGAGCCCGGCCGGCCAGATCGATTTCAGCGCCAGCGAGGAGAAGGAATACAACCTCGCCCGCTACATCAGCGACACCGCCGCGGCCATCGTGAGCGGGAGCCGCATGCCGGATTCGCTGGAGCGGGAAGCCTCGAAGGCGATCGCCCAGAAGCTCGGGCGGCCATCCCGCGGGCTATATGTCCCGCTCAATCTCCGCTCGATCCAGATGAGCGGCGCCCAGATGGCGGGCGTCCGGGCCGCCGTCACCGGCAACACCGCCGGCACGTCCTCGCTCGGTGGCGCGGGCGTCCAGACCACGATCCTGTCCCTGATCGACCTGCTCCGGAACAACATGCTGACCCGCGCCCTCGGCGCCCAGGTCATCGGCGGCCTGACCTCCACCGTCAGCTTCCCGCGCCAGATCACGGCGAACACCTTCACCTGGAGCGGCGAAAATCCGTCATCCGCCAACACGCTGACCGCTGCCACGCTGGACAACGTGACCCTCTCGCCCCGCACGGCGATGGTCTCCACCGCCTACTCCCGCCAGCTCCTCGTCCAGTCGAGCTTCGACGTCAACAGCTTCGTCCTGAATGACCTGGCAATGGTCAACGCGATCGGCCTCGACAATGCCGTGATCAACGGCATCGGATCCTCGAACCAGCCGACCGGCATCCGCGCCACCAGTGGCATCACCAACACCACGCTCGGCACCAACGGCGCGATTCCGGCCTGGGCCGATATCGTCGGTATGGAAACCAGCGTGGCCACCAACAATGCGGCCATCGGGACGCTCGCGTACCTGGCGACCCCCGGCATGCGGGGCAAGCTCAAGACCGTCCTCAAGAACACCACTAGCGGCGCCGGCTACCTCTGGGAAGGCGGCGTCGGCACCGGCGAGATGAACGGGTATCGGGCGGAAGCCTCGACCCAGATGCTCTCGAACCTGACGAAGGGCACCAACACCACGGTCTGCCATTCCATCATCTTCGGCGTCTGGTCCGAGGCGATGATCGGCGAGTTCGGTGGGGCGGCGGATATCATCGTCGATCCCTACTCGCTCGCCGGGCAGAACATGATCGCCGTGACCTCGATCCTCATGGCGGACGTGGGTGTCCGGCATTCGAAGGCGTTCGTGAAGATCGACGACGCGCTGATCGCGTAATGCCGCGCATCAGGCTGATTGGCCGGGAGGGCACCGTCATTGATGGGGTGGATCGCTTTCCCGGCGACGTCGTGGAAGTCTCGGCCCAGGTCGGCCGCGTCTTCGTGGAGGGCTACAAGCAAGCGGAATGGGTGGCGGATGAGGATACGCCGCCGCCTAGCCGCGGGATGATGGTCAACCCGGATCCCGTGGCGCGCCACGCGGATCCGGTGAAGGGCAAGCGATGATCGACCCGGACCTGGACGCCATGCTGGCGGACCTGCGCTCGACGCAATTGGGTGGCTTCCAGGCCGTGCGGGTACTCTCCGGGTCCGAGGAGACGGACGGCGCCTTCGATGACGGGGATCTGCTAATGGCGGATGGCACCGGGGAACGGGTCCAGATCAGCGGGGCCGTGGTCCGGTTCCGCGAGGGATCGATCACGCGGCCAGCGATCAATGGGACCTTGACGCTCCGGACCGAGGAGCGGGACGCCGTGGGCAAGGTCACCACGGTCGAGACGAACTACCGGGTGCGGCAGATCTTCCGCGATCCGGGGCAACCGGGTGCGCTGCTGGTGACGCTGGCGGCGGCATGATCGACATGGCGTTGCGGATACTGACCCGCGCCGCACTCAGTCCCGTCTATGGCGTCAATGCCCAGATCGCGCTTGCCTCGAGTTACGGCTGGCTCGCCGCCGGGGATGATCCGCCTCCCCTGTTCGATACCGGCGCGATTGCGGACGAAACCAGCGACGATGCGGTCGCCTGGGGCAGCTTCCCGGAAGGCGATCCCGCGCTGGCACTGGGCCAGGTAGCCGAGTGGCAGTTGCAGGGCGAGATCATGACCGTACATGGGAGCCGCGACGCGCTCCAGGTCCCGATCCTCTGGCGCTATCAGCACGACGATGTGGA